TCATTCGATAATAATTCATTAAACACTATATTAGAACGTACTGCTGGTAAAGTAAAAGAAGAGATTAGTATTGGTGTTGGACAATATGAAGAACTAAGCGACGAAGAATTAATGCTACTGGCTGCACATAGAAAAAACAGAATTGCGACTACGGATGGTGAAGACTAATGCGTAGTCTTTTTGATTTACAGAAAGAGTATGGATATGACACACTAACCACTGAAGAGATTAAAGCGATACGAGAGCACACGATTTCGTGGGAAGGCCTTGATGGTGAGTTAGTCATTAGAAAGTGTATGCGGTCTTATCCAGCATATTTACAGACAGTTAATTATGGCTATATTATGACGCCTTTTCATTATAGTATGGCTGCTAACTTACAGAGAGAATTTGAGCGTGGACCNAATCCTAAACCNGGTATGGAGAAAGTAGTTGATAGGTCACATGGGTATGACCCTAGTAGACCAGACTATCAACGTATGCCGTATGGCCTTATATTGTTATCAGCACCTCCTCAGGTTGGAAAGAGCCTTACAATTACAGAGTCTTTTCAATCTTGGTTGCTGACTAAGTATCCTCGACTAGGCGTATTGACATTNGGATATGCTTCNGACTTTGCTGGTCGATTTGGTCGACGTAATCGTGACAAATTTACAGAGTATGCTCCGAGACTTACNCATGGACGAGTAAAAGTACATGATAAAGTTCAGTCTCAGGATGAGTGGGAAACTATGATACTGGACAAAGTATCTAGACTATATGTAAGTTCGAACGGAGGTATGTCTTCCGCTGGTATCGGTGGTGTTGTTACTGGTAAAACTGGTAACGTTATCGTAATAGATGACCCTATTAAAAATATGCAAGACGCGATGTCAGAAGTAATGATTGAGCGTAATATAGAAGCCTTTCAATCAACAGTTGAAACTCGTCTTTTAGGTAATCCGGGTAGTTTATGCATAGTCATGGCTACTAGATGGGTAACAAATGACCTATTAGGTTGGCTCCGTAGACACAGAAAAGATTTTATTGTTGGAGACTATAATTATGCAGCTCTTGCTACTGAGAGTAATGTACTGAAAGATCCACTAGGAAGAGCTATTGGTGAAGGTGTGTGTCCTGATATGGGCAAGGATGCTGCGTGGGCAGAAACTATTAGAGACTCATACAATGCTTCTGAAGGTGCTCACGTATTTAACTCTATGTTTCAAGGCGATCCTAGTAATGAGAAAGGTAACTTATTCAAACCAGATGATTGGGGAGAGTACTCAATAGCAACCCATTGGACAACTGATGAGCAGATTAGAAAATTTGACAGAATTTATTTGTCAATNGATGCNACATTTAAAGGTCTAGATACAGCAGACTTNGTTGCTATGGAAGTTACTGGTGTAAAGCAAGGTAATACATATTTAAGATATCTAGTAAGAAAACAAATGGACTTACCTGATACAATAGATAAATTATTGTCAATCTTAAGAAAGTTTCCTGAAATTGAGACTATCTACATTGAAGATAAAGCTAATGGTCCAGGTATTGTATCTGTTATCAAGAAATGGCGTAGAAAACTTGACATTCCTGAAAGAGACTTTCCGAGTGTAGTTCCAGTAGAGCCTGAGGGTAGCAAATACTCTAGAGCTCAAGCTGCTGCCGCTTATCAAAGAGATGGTCGCTGCTATCTACCTAAAGAGAGTGAAGCACACTTAGTATCTAGTAAAGAAGACTTTGTGTGGGAAGAAGATGGACTAAGTTATGTACAATGCTATAAACAAGAATTAGGTACATTCCCATTTGCTGGAAATGACGACTTAGTTGATGGTTTCTCTCAAGGTATTAAAAAGTCAGTAGGCCTACTTACTGGTATGGAGAAACCCACTAAAAATCCAATTCGCTTTTCAAGATACTCTGTTTGGTGGCCTGAGATGGAAGCTGACTACAAATCGCTAAAGAGTGAAAAAGACAAACAAGACTTTATTAGAATGCATGGTGCTAATATGAAATGGAAGCCTAAAGAAGAAGGCGGAGGATATGGTGTGATATAATATGAAAAGGAGAGTAAACGATATGGATGTTGGTAGAGTAAAAGATAGTCGAGTTATGTTATATTTAGGAACCACTAGTGCTGAAGACTATACAAATACAGATGAAGAAACTAACCTAGTCCAACTGTGGAACCAAAAATATTTATTAGCTAGAGAAGAGTTTAATGCAGGTCGTCTTAATGAAGCTGAGCTTTTAAAATGGCGTAATGCTTATCTTGGTAAGTTTATGAAGTTAAATGCCGAAGGTAACGAAACCACAGTTCAAATGAAGGCTTTAAAAAAGATCGCCTATGAATTAGTAGAAAGTAAAGTTATATCTTTAATGCCTGGTCCTAAAATGAGTCCTAGATACTATGGAGATATAGTAGTAGTAAATGCTACTGAGGCACTTATTAATCATGAAATTGATAAAATGTTATCGGAAGAAGTTCATGATGAAAGTGAGCATTCTTGTCTAATTGACGGTACAACTTGGTTAAAAGTTGAGTGGGACCCATTCGATAATACTAATGAACGTAGTGGTATGCCGAAGGTTCTTAATTGTCCAGTTGATACTGTATTCCCTCAACCAGGTATAGCTGATTATAAAAAATTAGAGTATATTTTTGAAGTTAAAAAATTAACGTTATCTACAGTCATTGATTTATACAATCGCCAAGTTACTCCAAATAATGGTACTGACTTACTTGATGTAGTAGAAGTCTATTATTTAAACAAAGATAGAGTAGTTGGACATCTAGTATATGTTGAAGATAACTTAACAGTATTAACAAATGATATTGAGTGGGGTATGAGAAAACTTAGAACTTGTACTAAATGTAATTCATCTGTCGGTGTAGCTACGGAATGTCCAGTATGTGGTGGAAAATCTTTTGAATATTTAGCAGCTAAAAAAGAAGTATTAACTGAAGACTTACACTTTATTGAAAATAAATTTCGTAGTGGTGATAGTAATGAACAAGATACTGAAACTGAAAATACTGACAAAGTAATTCCTAAAGGCACTGCCATTCCTCATTATTTAGTTCGTCAGCTACCATTCGTTCCGAAAAGAACTATTAAAGTAGCTAGAGATATTTATGGTATTTCCGAAGTTAAATTATCGTTAGAAGCACAAGATAGTGTTAATAAGTTATTAAATAAAGCTGAGAAAAAATCAGCCAAATCTAAAACATACGTAACCAAATTAAAAGATACCTACATTGATGACGCTGATGAAGAAATCACATTTGTTGAAGTAGAGAGTGCACAAGAAGGTCAAGCAATTCAAGTTAAACAAGTTATGGCTGATATTATGGGTGAATTGACTATGGTTGGTGTATTATATGATAATGCTCGATCTACTCAAGGTATTAGTGATACAGATCAAGGTAAACCTGACCCGACCGCTATTTCTGGTAAAGCGAAAGAAGCCCAATTGACTGCTTCTGCACAAAGACAAAGTGCATCTAAGATACAACGAAATACAGCATATGCTGGTGTATATGAGTTAATCTTCAAATACTTATTAGCCTATTCTGATGAAGAGCGTTCATTTGTAGCATTAATGCCAGATGGAACTTACCGTGAAGAAATATGGTCTAAATATATGTTCTTAGCGAAAAACAAAAATAATGAAATGTATTATCGTGATGACTTTGCTTGGTCAGTAGATAGTGTAGCTTATATTACTAAAGACCGGGAATTAATGTGGCAGATGATTGACCGCGACTTCTTAAATGGAACAACCGGTTCTGGTATTGATCCACAGCGGGCCTTATTATTGTACTGGCATATGAAAGAACAACAAGGTTATCCAACCGCTAAATTCGCTATTAAGTTCTTAGAAGAAGCCTCTCAACATCTTCCAACTCAAATCGAGCAAGCATTAATGAATAACCCAGAAGCTTTAGATTTAGCATTATCCTATATTCAAGATTTACAAAGTGGCAAGTTAGCACAAAATCAACCAGCAGGTGCTGGAGGTCAAGCTGGTGGTGCAAGAGATGGTGCAGGCAAACCTAGTAATCAGCAAACTCATAACCAACAGCAAGGTGCTACAAATGCTAGACAGCAAGCTGCGACGGAGGTGAAAAAAACATGAAAATAAACCAAAATAATGACATTTTCATTTATCGTGGAGAGACAGGAGCTATTGATTTTAAGATAAGTCAACGTTCTGATTATTATGTTCCTTATTTAGTGTCTAGCGCTCGAGTTAATCCGTATATTTGTATAACCATTGGATCGACTCGACGCGAAAGTAAAAATATTGTCACTAAGCAATTATGGTTAGATTGGGCTGATTTAAATTTACCTACTTTTACTCAAACTACAGTCACTGATTTAGGTATACTTGATGCTTCTGCTGAGTCTACTATTACAACTAATATGGCACCGGGTATTATGTATC